ATGAAGTATTGATAGTCTGTCTGTGTCTTATCACGTAACTGTGCAAAATCCCACGACTTTGTGTACGCATTGATAACTTGATTGACAGTGCTTTTATCATACACCTCAATGCTTTCGTCCTTACCCTTTCTCCATAGGTCTATCTTCTTGTTAAGACTACGAGCAAGCTGTGTGGCTGTGGCTAGGTCTTTGCCTAGCTCACAACGCTTCACAACATTTGCGTCTACAATATCCTGTGGTGGATTAAAACGGTACGTGTCTAGCCGCTTCTGTGTAAAACGAGGTAGCGACATTATGCCGCCACCAAGTCTTGAAACTGCTTGGACTTTACCCACTTAGTAACGTCAAGCTCTCTGTTCCACATGGATACTGCTTCAGTATCTTTGCCTGTGTTACGTAGCTTAAAGCCGTTACGCTCATCAGCATAGCTTGCATAGTTAGTGAAAGCACTATAGATGCTGTA